ACGCACTTTCGCGACGTGTATGCCAAGGTGGACCGGCGCATCGATGAGCAGGTGAGCATCGGCAATCTTGAAGGAGGGGACTACATCGGCCTCACAATCTACAAGATTCCCGAGCTGGACTCTACCTGGCAGGTAGTGGTCGGCGGCCAGAGGTACGAGATCACCGGCATTGACATGCTGGAGCGCATCTCTCCATTCTGTACCCTCACGATTCACGCTGTCGATTAGCCATGGCTAAGGTGTTCAAGATAGACGGCCTTGACGATTGCATCAAATGCATGGATCAGGCCCCTGCAAACGTCTTGAAGATGACCAAGACAGCGATGAAGGACGCCGGGAAGGCCACCGCTAGGATTATCCGCAGCAGGACGCCTGGGCGGTTCCGCCCCCTGGTGGGTTACAAGGTTACAAAGGGCCAGATTTCTGGCAATATGTATGCCCTCGTAGGCTACTTCAACAAGGGAAAGAAGAAGACCTCCCAGTCTGAGATTTCCGACTGGTTCAAGGCTTACTGGAAGAACTATGGCACTCTGGCACGACGGGATGCTTCCCATCATTTCGCCAATGGCGTGAAGCCCGCCAACCGGTGCCGCCGCAATAACCTCGGCCAGCCCGCCGTGAACTTCTTTGAAGGAGCTATCCAGGGCTGGGATACCAAGTTCCTTGAAACATTCCGCTCCTCCATGGCAAGCCAGGAGGATAAACTGTATGACCGATGACCGATTCGCTTCGCGCAATACTCGTTTACGCCTGTAGAGGTGTATGCCCCCTGGCCCTCTCCGAGGACGAGGTGAAGGTCTACCCTTACGCGGTGTATGACATGACCACTTCTCCGATGCTTGACAAGGATGGAGTCTATGGCTATGCCGGCGATACCAGGATCCGCGTGGTGAGCGACAAGAAGGCAGAGGCGGATACCGTGGCAGACGCTCTGCGTGCTGCCATCGTGGCTCTTCGCGGGGAGGCGTTTTTCCCCAAGCTTGTGGACGTTACCAAGGAGTGCGTTGAGGGAATCTGGAACATCGAGATGAACTACATCCTGAAGCAGTATGCTGAATGGAGTGAACCCGAATCCGAACAAACCAACCAAAATACCGAATAACTATGTCTCAGGATAGAGTACTTGGATACAACATTGCCCTCAAGCTCGGCACCAAAACCTGCCTCGGGCGTACCCAGGAGGACCTTACCGTCACTCCTACCGTAAAGGAATCCATCACCAAGGACGATAACGGACAGAAGAAGTTCTCCGTGGTCGCTCAGGAGGTGACCTTCAAGGTAAGCGGCCTCGTCACCTTCGACTCCGCCACGAGCAGCACCACCACGCTGGACGGTGACGATCTGCTGGATCAGTCCCTCAAGACGGGCTCGGCGGCCGAGATTGCCGCGGTGTATTACCGCGGAACCAATGGCGCCGCCTACCAGGGCACCGTCATCATGACCGGCTACTCCGAATCCTCCAACTCCGAGGATGAGGCTACCTACACCGCTGACTTCAAAGTCACCGGCGAATTCACGAAAGTGACAACTCCATAGTCGGCGGCTAGTATGGAGAAGTCCTTCATATCTATCGGCGGTAAGGAGTACCGCGTGGAGGCGAACTGGAACGCCCTTTCCAACTTCCTCAAGGCTGTCGGCCGGGATACGCTGGAAGGGCTTTCCGACATCTCCAACATGAAACCCTCCGATATTGCCCCGCTGATGGCTGCCGCCATCAATGAGGGTGAACGCCTGGAAGGCAGGGAGTCTCACCTCACCGGTGAGTCTATCGGCGAGGTCATCCGGCCGGCGCACGTGAATAAGTTCATGGAGATCTACATCTCCCAGAGCCGCGCCCAGCTGGAGTCCGAGGAACCTGCAAAAAAAAAGGACGATCAGGAGGAGTAACGCTCACGCTGGGAACGGTTAGAGGTTGGGCAATTAGCCGGCTGGGCCTTTCTCCGGCAGAGTTCTATCTGATGCGCCCGGGTGAATTCTGGGAAGCCATTGTGGCGTGGCGGGCAGACAAGGAGGCGGACCGGCGCCACGTAGCGGAGGTGATCCGCGGAGTGGGGGTCCGCCTTTTTAACATACAACTCAAGCCCAAGGATCAGATCAAGGATGTGCGGCAGTTCCTTCCGCTCCCTTGGGATGCAGACGATGAGGATAAGGAGGTGGACCGCCTGGCACACCTCACCAGGGAAGAGAGAGACGCAGAGGCCAGGGCATTTATGGAAAAGATAAACTTCGGCAAGTGATATGGCAAACGCACCGCAGATGAAAATCCCCATCGGGGCCGATACCAGCGACTTTGACAAAGGGGCGAAGAAGGTAAAGCAGGAGATGAGAGACCTGGACAAGGTCTCCACTGATGCCTTCAACGCCATTGGCAATGCGCTGGGTGTCGATGTCGGGAGAATCCAGCAGTTCTCGTCCGCGCTGAGCGGCCTGGGCCGGAACTTCTCCAAGGCCGGTTCCGAAGGTTCTTCTGCGTTCTCGAAGGTTGGCGGCGCCATTACCAAGGTGGGCGCCGGTGTTGCCGGCCTCGGCCTTGCGGCTGCCGTTGCCGCTTTCAAGCAGCTCAATGCAGAAGCAGACGCCTTCGAGGCGACCATCCAGGGCGGCGTCATCAAGGCTCAGACGGAGGCCTTCACGTCTACTTTTTCGCAGGCCCTCCGGGATCAGCGGGAGGTCGGGAGTACGGTCGCGTCCTGGAGGCAGGACCTCAAGGAGATATGGTCGCTGATGAAAGGCGCCGTGTCTACCGGCTTCGACATGGGTCGTCTTCGGGAGGCTACGCAGCTTGCAGGCCGCGCAAAGGAGATCGCGACCGAGCTTTACAATCTCGACATTCAGCGGAAGGAAAATTCTGTCCGCGTTGCACAGCTGGACGCCCAGATTGCGGAGAAGCGTGAGATTATCTCGGACACCACTGCTAGCGCCTCGGACAGAGCGGCCGCGCTTGCCTCCGCGCAGCAGCTTATCAATGAGAAGCTCCAGCTCCAGCTCCCTATCGCGAAGCGCCAGCGCGACCTTCTCATTGAATACAACAAGCTTGCATCGTCCAGTCAGAAGGAGTATGATGCGGAGATAGCTGCGAGGATCCAGGTGAACAACCTGATGGCCCAGAAGTCTGCTGAGCAGCGCTCGCTGAATCGCCAGCAGGCCCAGATCAATAACCTTCTCCGCGAAGAGGAAGAGCTCAGAAGCAAGAGACGCGGCGAGAACGTTGAGGCTATCGAGGCCGGCCCCATGCTGAATAACCAGGTAACCATTCCGGTTGTCCCCATCATCCCTCCAGAGGCGAAGGAGCAGCTGGTAAACGACCTCACGGATATCACCAGCCAGGTTGAGGACCTGACGGTCTCCATGATCGGCGCTTTTGGCGAGCTCTTCGCAGACATGGCCACCGGTGAGGATGCCTGGGGCAACTTCGCCAACGCGGCACTGTCCTCCTTCGGAGACATGGCTATCGCAGTTGGTAAGATCGCCATCGAGGCAGGCCTTGCTACTGCCGGAATCAAGGCCGCTCTCAATCTGGGTAATCCATACGTTGCCATTGCCGCCGGTGCAGCGCTTGTCGCACTGGGCGCCGCGGTAAAGGCCGGCCTGTCGAATGTGGCATCTGGCAACTATTCTGCCAACGCGAATGTGGCATCTTCCAATGGTTACTCGGCCACTACAGGCGACTACGAACAGCGCGAGGTTACGGTGAATGTCACCGGCACCCTGGAGGCCGATGGCGACCAACTGGTGGCCGTTATCAACAACGCGAACAGGAAATCCTACTACGGAACATAGTCATGGCATACGCAACGAAATACAGGTTCACGTTCGACTCCGTTCACGGCGTAGAGCACCGGATTCTCATCCAGCAGGATGGCTATACCGGTGAGATTATCGACCGTAGGCTTGGCCAGGCGCCGGTCTTGAAGAAGAGAAAGAACGGCCCTATCTGCGGCACGTCGCTGGAGATCTATGCAGAGTGCCAGGTTGACGGCGAGTTCGCCGAGCTCTACACATCGAACCCGCGCGAGTATCTCGTACTCCTCTACCGGGGCGAGAACGTGGTATGGCGCGGCTTCGTGACGCCGGAGCTGTACTCGGAGCCAAGCATCGCCCCGCCGTATGATGTGGAGATCGTCGCGAACGACGGCCTCGGAGAGCTGAAGCTGTATGAGTTTGAGAAGGTCGGGCTCGCGAACATCAACTATCATCTTCGTTCCCTCCTGAACATGACCGGGCAGTCGCTGGATATCTACTTCGCTTCCATGCTCAGGGAGCAGGATGGATCCGCGATGTCGTTCACTATGCTGCGCATCAATATGGACTACATGGTCGGGAAGACCTGCTACGACGTTCTTACCAGGCTGCTGGAGTCGCTCCACATGACCATTACCCAGTTCGATGCGGGGTGGTTCCTGTGCCGGGAGACCGACATAGAGGTCTCTGAATTCGGCTCCATTGACGACGTGACTCGAATTGCCCCGAACGGCATACAGTATGAGGTGAATATCTATCCGGCTATCCGCTCTGCGGGGCAGATGGGTGTCGCTGACATGTGGCCTGTCGGTTATATGTCTACGAAGATTGAGCCGGCGAAACGGAGTGTGAAGATTCAGATGCCATGGCAGGTCCGGAATATCCTATACAATGCCGGCATGACTGAGGATGAGTACTGGACGAAGAGCCGGGCTACGTTCAACCAGTACAAGAAAGGTGGATATTGGATCGGAAGGTCGCCGAGTGAGTTCTCGAGATATGGCTATATCTACCAATGGCACGGTGTAGAGAACATGCTTTCCGCGATGAAGGCCAAAGCGCGTGTTTTCTGCTACGCCGAAGTCAATAACCCCAGGGTCGCCTGCTATCTCCAATTCAACCCGGACGGAGGTGGTGCTACACAGTACTGCTACGGTGGAACCTGGAGCACGACGCCGCCGGATGACAGTACAATTCAATTCACGGTTCCGGAATACAACGACTTCCATCTGAACGCCTCGGCGGACGCTGGGAAAGACTACGAATGGAGCTTCCCTCCTATACCATCCGGGAGCACATCCGGCCAGCTGTGCGTGGTCTTCTGCGGCGACTTCGTTGTGCTTTACGGCGCCGAGTTCGTCGTTGACCCGCGCAATAAGGGGTATGAGGATGTTATCAAGATAGGAAATGGAGCCCGCGGAGACGATGATGATGTGGAGGTCGCCGGAGGACGGTTCCTGTCCGTCAACGACTGTATCTCCATCAATGCCTTCAATGGGATCCTTGTGAACACCAACAGCGAGCCTTGCACGCTCTTCTCGGACCGACTTTTCTCCGGGAAAGCCTTCCTCTCCATCGCCGCACTCGGGTACGCAGAATCCATTGCCCTGCCGCGATATCGTACAACCGGAAGGCTGGATGTGCCTGATACTTTCACCAAGCTGCCGCTGATGATCAGGACCAACCAGGGTGGCGTGGATATAGACTCGCTGATTGAGACCTACGAATGGGATATCTTGAATGATGAGCTCAATGTGTCAGCCCTGTCGCTGCCGGTGGCCGTCCTGGACGTTGAAAGCGAAATAGTAACTGAAATTCATTAATACCACAGGCAATGGAAACATTAACCACTATCATCGAAATCTTGGGCGCCGCCATCGGGGCCAGCTGGCTCACGCGCATCCTCACCGTTAGATCCCGCGTCAAGCAGGAAGACGCCAACGCAGCCAAGGCTCAGGCCGAGGCGAAGAAAGAACAGCTCGAAGTCGTCAAGCAGCTGGTGGACGACATCTATAAACCCACTATCGAGGACCTGAAGAAGGATGTGCGCGAGATGCGCAACGAGGTGAACCAGGTCCGCGCAGAGAACAGCCGGATTCAGGAGGAGAATCGGAAGCTCCGTGAGGAAAATGCGGAGCTCCGTAGTGCTATCGAGAAATTACGCCCGGCCCTTGTGCAGCCTCGCAGTAAGGACGGTAAGTTCGTGAAGAAAGGAGAAGGAGATGAGAGTTAGGCTTGACATAGAGAGAGTCTGGAAGAAGGTCGACTATACCATTAGCCGATTCTTCGTCAACGGCATTCGCTTTCATGAGTCGCTGGAGGACCCCGATAGGGGCCTTGATTCTTCCATGAGCCTGGATGAGATCAAGGCTCTCAAGATTCCCGGTAAGACGGCTATCCCTACCGGCACCTACAAGGTTATCTTGTCTCCATCGGCCAAGTTCAAGGACCGTTCCTGGGCGAAGAAGTACAACGGTCTCGTGCCGGAGATCGTCGGCGTGCCCGGCTATTCCGGTGTACGAATCCATCCCGGTAACACCGCTGCCGACACGGACGGGTGCCCGCTGATTGGAGATAACAAGGAGGTTGGGCGGATATGCAATTCCGTCAATCGCTACTGTGAGCTCATGGATAAATACCTGATGCCGGCATGGTATGCCGGTGATGAGATGTCTATCACGATCAGATGAAATGAATAAGAGGGAAAACCATAACCAGCCACTGTGGTGGTATCTGCTGTTCTATATCTTCGTGCTCGGAGCAGCCGGGTTCGTGTGTGTGTTAATGTCCGGCTGCTCTCCGAAGATCGTTGAGAAGGTCGTAACGCAGGTCGAATACCGGGACCGCGTGGTGCATGATACGGCCACCGTTGAGGTTCCTGTTGAGGTTGAGAAGATAGTCACCCGCGACACGACTTCGCACCTCGAGAATAACTGGGCGAAATCGGACGCCATGGTTTCTGATGGGTTCCTGCACCACTCCCTGGAGAGTAAGCCGCGGATTATCCAGGTGCCGGTTGAGGTGCATGTTACCGACACCGTCTGGAAAGAACAGGAAATCAAGGAGGTGGAGAAGCTGGTGGAGAAAGAGCTCACATGGTGGCAGCGCTTCCGCATGGAGGCTTTCCCGTGGCTCCTGCTGGCCGTGGTTCTTCTCCTGCTATACGCCTTCCGCAAGTTCATCTTTAAAATCTAGCATTATGAGAAAAATCTGGGACAAATTCGTGGCATGGGTGCTCAGCATCCCCGCCGACAAGCGGCTGCATTTCGTGTGCGGCCTTATTATCGCCGCCTTCTTCGCTATCGCCCTGGGCATGAAGTTCTGCTTCTGGCCGGTTATCTTCGCGGCAGCTGGCAAGGAGGTCTTCGATATTTTCTCCAGCGATCAGAAGTTCGACGTCTGGGATTTTGTGGCTACGCTCCTGGGGGCGCTGGTTCCCCAGCTGTTCGTCCTTCTCAATATGTGGTGGTTCTAATGCTTTCATGCCATGCCTACCATTCAGATTCCGAATATACGACAGGGCACGGATGTAAACATCCGGGCTACCCTCACGGACAGCGGCGTCCACGTTGACTGGGCTGAGCTTTCCGAGATAAAGGCATACATCTACTCGGAGGCGCAGCGGCAGATTGCCGGTAAGTGCACGGTTGAGATAGACCCGCTTGACTCCGAGAACCTGCTCTGCCACTACGATGCGGATGAGCATCAGTGGCTCGGCGTCCAGACGCTTGTGATTACGGCTGTCTACGCCGGCCAGCAGGCCACCTATGACAAGAAGGCCTTCGCCTTCGTGCTCACCACGGATGAAACCTCCGGGACTACTTCCGTAGAAGATGAGACCGTTGAGGTAGATATCGACGTCGCTGACGTAGATGCTTCCATCCTGGCTGCTGCTATCCGCGAAGCCCTGGAGGCCGCAGATGCAGCCAATGACGCCGCGGACGATGCCACAGACGCTGCCGGTGATGCTGCCGCCGCCGCAACCCTTGCCGACACCAAGGCTGGCCTTGCCAATGATGCCGCTACCCTCGCCAACCAGAAGGCCGGCTATGCGCAGGACCAGGGCGACTACGCCAAGGCACAAGGTGACTACGCCAAGGACCAGATTGACGGCGCCAAGGGTGACTTCGATTCCCTGAACGACCGCTTCAACCACGTGGACGAGGTTTCCGTCACCCTGGAGGAGGAAGAGACGCCGGCTGATGCCCAGCTGCTCAATGAGTATCTGGCCTGCCTGGAGCGTGCATACCAGGCCATTACGGACCTGCTTGCCCTCCGTGATTCCACCGAGGGTGCCAGGGATGCGGCTGAGGATGCCGCCGTCCAGGCGCAGGAAGCTATCTCTGACGCTATCGACGCCACGCAGAAGGCCCTGCAGATGGCGACCGCTGCGGACGCCGCTGCAAGCTCCGCTGTGGCCGCTGCGGCCAATGCCGCCGCGAAGGCTGTTGCTGCAGCTAATGCTGCCGCAGAAGCGTTGCTTCAGGCCTCTGCCGCCGCCTCTGCTGCTGGGAGCGCAACGAGCGCCGCGGGGCTGGCGTCCGAAAAGGCCGGCCTTGCCGATGATGCCGCTACACTCGCCAACCAGAAGGCTGGCTATGCCAAGGACCAGGGCGACTACGCCAAGGCGCAAGGTGACTATGCCAAGGACCAGATTGACGGCGCCAAGGGTGACTATGATTCACTGAACGAACGCTTCGATCATGTGGACGAGGTTTCCGTCACCCTGGAGGAGGAAGAGACGCCGGCTGATGCCCAGCTGCTCAATGAGTACACGGCAGCGCTGCAGCGGGTGTATCAGGCGCTGGACGACATGCTTGCCGTGAAGGGCCAGTGTGAAGCTATCCTTGCGCAGCTCGTTGACGCGCAGGAAGCAGCGGTCGAAGCCAGGAGGGCTGCCTCCAGCGCTCTCTCCGCTGCTGATCTCGCCGAGAACGCCGCAGATGACGCGGCCGCCACTGCGATAGCCGCTCAGCAGGCAGCCAGCCTTGCCGGCCAGAAAGCGGATGCCGCGGAGTCCGCCGCGGAGTCCGCCAGCGAAGCCGGCGCTGCCGCTACCGCCGCAGCCGGCTATGCCAGCACCCAGGGGGATTACGCCAAGAGCATGGGCGAGGCGCTGGAGGGCCATGGCGTCTTCTTTGAGGAAGACACGGACCCCACGCATCTGATCTGAGTAACAACACATTTTTAACGTTGAAAATATGAGTACAAGACAAGGAAATTTGAAGGACTATCAGGGCAATAAGATTGCCCCGAATACCTGCTCTGCCGCGGTGCTTGACGAGGCCCGCAACCAGGGCCTGTCCGCTTCTTTGACCGCCTTGGTCGAGAGGAATGCGCTGGGGTTCCCGCCGTTCACGACGATCGACTCCTACGCAGCCGGCGATATCGTGTTCTACGACCGGAAGCTCTGGAAGGCCAAGGCTGGCGGCCATGCTGCCGGCGCCTGGGATCCTGCCGACTTCGATACGTATTCCATCGGCCAGGATGTTCTCTTCCTGAACCGCGCGCTGGGTAAGTACGACGCCGTTGCTGAGACCGTCCTCTCCCAGGGGAAGGCCGGGAAGTATGTGGATGTGAACGGCGCCGAGGTGTCTGCCTCCGGTTACGGAATCTCTTCCCCCATCCAGCTGAACTTCGGCGACATTCTCCTGGTACCCTCCGCATCGGCGGTCCCGGCTGATGTGAGCGTGATCTCCCGCGTTGTCACAAGGACCTATGCGAAGGTGATCAACTACACCTACACCTATCGGCAGGACTACCCGGAGCTCTACGACACCGCTACGGCCGACTACGACCCCACGCTGGTGTATACCGCCGTATACGACACCTCCGGGGAAACTCCCGTCCTCACCGGCTGGATTATCGGCGCCCAGACGCTGGAAGAGCTGCCGTCCACTCATGAGGTGACGGACTCCTACTATGGCCCGCTGTTCAAGCAGGCTGTGGCCGCCATGCCTTCGACCGGTTACTACATCTACCTGTGCCCGCAGGCTATGGAGGTGGTGATCTCCGGCTATACGGCCACCGTTGACGGAGGTACCTGCCTGACTGTCGGTCTGGGAATCTTCAAGAACATCGTCTCCAACTTCCTCGCTCGTCCCGGCCAGGATGCTGTGGCGC